GATTCCGTAATTATAACCACGCATTGTGCAATCTATCAAGGTATAGTCATACAATAATTCATCTATACGTCTTCTATTCCATGCACTATGGAATTCTATAAGAAATACTACTGGTTGTACAGTCAAGCTCTCTAGTATCTCTATTTCTGCACCTTCTGTATCTATTTTCATAATGGCACACTCTGGCAAGTGTTTACCAGACATTACTTTAACTATCTCACCTTCTGCTCTTTGTTCTTTACCTTGAAACATACTAGCTTCACCACAGTTATTTAATCCGTAGTACATCATACGCTCACCATCTTCTTTGCCAATAGCAAAGTTTCTAATGGCTATGTCAGTTCCTGCTATATTTTGTCTTAATAGATTATAGTTTTCTTTTATAGGCTCATAGCAATCTATCTTTGGTTTATCAAAGTATTCATGTGCCCATACTGCAAATCCACCTACGTTAGCACCAATGTCTATAATGTAAGGGCTTTTGCCTATACCTTCTATAGCATATTCACCTTGAAATATCTTACCTACATGGCTAATCATGTCATTAGGTATAATCATACAAGCCTGCCACTAAATTGATAAGTACCTGTGTGACCTAGTTGAGCCCATGCTGCACCCCAAACTTTAATACCATTGTCTCTAGCTAGTTTACAGAAGTGATAATCTTCACTTAACAAATGATTTTGTTCATCAATGCTAGTGGTAAAGTATTCTACAACTTGGTCGCCTATATTTGAATTGTCATTAACATCATTCATGTTGTGTTTATAAGATGGACACTTGTCTTTTAGCTTTTCAAATACCTCACGTTTAATTAACATAAAACCTGTACCGCCATGTTTAATCTCAAATGGCTTATCTAATGGCACAAGTTGTTTCTCAACATCGCCAACCATATTTACTACATACTCGCCAGTAAAGTATTTAAGTTGATCCTGTGGCACTTTCTTTTCAATAGCAAAAGATACTGCACCCCAGTTAATTTCTTTTTTAGGATACAAGCCACATATAATCTCCACATCAGAGTCAATCATCTTTAATAAGTGTTGTGCCTCAAACTGTATGTCAGCATCAATAAACATTAAGTGTGTAGCGTCACCCTTTAAAAAGTCATTAACTAATGTATTACGACCACGAGTAATAAGGCTTTCATTATACAAAAATGAAAAGTATGCTTCTATGTCTTTAGCATTAAGCCATGCTTGCAGTTTAAGCATAGACTCTAAATAAGTGCCATAACATAAACCTCCATACATTGGTGTTGCTATAAATAAATTTGGTTTAGTTGCCACCGTAAGCCTCCGTTAGTTTTTTGCTATCATATTTTTTAACATTAGTTACTTTTACAATATTTTTGGTATCTGGTATTAATGGTGTTATCGTAACATTGTGAAGCTTTAATTTAAGGTCTTTTAACCATGAAAGTTCCGTAGGTTCTGAAGTCATAAGACCAGACCATACAAGTTTCCCTGTGCTGTCAAACTCTTCTACAAGCCATGCTATAGGTTTCATTAATAAAATACCATCCTTCCTATGTGGACTACTTTCTTTTTATTCCAAATAAATCTCATATCTATACTATCATCATGAAAATAAAGACTATTTGCAACTGGGTTAGCATACTTCTTAAATACTAATGTGTCAAGTACAAGTAATTGAGTTTCTAAAAAGATTTTTTGATCGGGTTTAGCTTGCTTACCATTTACATAGTTTTCTACTCCTATGAACTGCCCACGACTATATACAACCTCACAAGCATCTTTGCCAAATCTTTTAGACCTTATTCTATTAGCAATCACATGAATAACCCCTAGTTTTTCTTGTAGTGATTGTGTATTGACTTCTGTATAGACTGCTGTAGCTATACAATGAACGTCATGCTCTGTCAGTTGCATGTCCATTATGGTTTGTAAACATTATACACAAGTGGATGAATAACATCTGCACCTATAATATCTATTATCTTTTTTCTAATAGAATCTTTATGCACGTTTACTACAAAACAACATAAATCTAATAATTCGCTATTAGTAAACAACCATTTAATAGCGTCTATTTTGTTTTCAAAATTAATCTTATGATGATACTTCATATTTTTAGTACCTGATTTATTAGGTGCGTGTCTATATAAAGCATCTTCTACTGCTTGCGTTAGTATACATGTTAGCAATTTACCTTCTGGGGTATGTGCCAACACACTATTGTCATCAAAATCTATAATCTCTTCCATAATGTCTCCGTATTTTCATTAGGGTAATATAAATATTTCTTACTTGCTTTTGTATTGCAAAAACAGCATAATTTGCTAGACAAACAATTTTGTATGTCATAAACAAGGAGCAAACTATGTGGACATCACCATCAGCAACTGAAATGCGTTTTGGCTTTGAAGTAACTATGTACGTTATGAACAAGTAATAACATTTAGAGAGGGTGTTCCTAAAAAGGAACATCCTCATCTACTGCTGCTTGTTTAGGCTTAACATCACCATCTTTTAGTTGTACAGATCCACTAATAAACTTACCTTTAGCACTTTCTCTAATCCAGCCACTAATTCTAAATTCAATACCATCTACGTTAGCAATACCTGTGTAATCTGGTCGTTTAGGATTGTCACCTTTGTCATTCTTAAATAAAGTAAACGTGTTTGTGTTGTCATATTCTGCCATTTTATTTTCCTTGTGTTTTATAAAAATTTGCTACTGTGCTACCTGTAAAGTTATCAGGATTACGTTTAATTAACTGACCAATAACTTTATCCAACTTTTCCATTTGCTTCTCTTGCTCTTCAATATCTAATGAATGAAATGTTTCTGCATGTAATCCACTAGACGCTTTAATTAACATTTGCCTTTCTATATCATTAAACATTACTTAATCTCCTTAAGTTTATTTATGATTGTATCTACTTCTTCCAAGAATTGTTTTACTTCTGACTCAAGCTCTTTTTGATACACTGGATCTGCTTCTATACGCTTTACAAATACCTGTAAATGCTCTGGAAACATTGGGTTATAGCTTACAAAATCGCACCACTTACGACCTGTAACCAAAAGTTGAAACTGGACTTGAGGAACGTACTTACTTGGAATATCTTGTGTCATCAATGTTTCTGTATGGGTACTTCCCATAGGACATTTAATTTCAATAATCCCATCTGTACCTACAAGACCATCTGGACTAGCACCAGCTTCCAAAGTAGGGTGTTGAATAAACCCTACTTCTTCCACTTCCCCGAATTGTTGCACATACTTTTCCCTAGCATAAAACTCTCTGTCAATACCATCTTGCATTGCTTGGTTTACATATGTTTCTTGCTTCTCTCCAGTCAATCTTTCGCTTACTAACTGAATCTTGTAGTTACGTCTAGACGCAGATTCACCACTCTTAATCTTTGCTAGTACATCAGCCACACGACTAGCTGTAACCTTACCTAATCGTGCTTGAAACCACTCTTCTGACCGTTGTTCCATTAGATAAAGTCCTCTGCTTTAGTATCTTTCATTTTAATAACAGCACCTGCACTAGCGTCAATAGCATCATGCTCTACAATCTCAAAAGCATTAGTCCATAAATATCTACGCAAATAAGTTTGAACTGCACCTAGATTTTGCACATCATGGCAACCTTTTAAAGCTGCTGAAGACATAGGGCATTTAAACTCAATAAATTGTGTAGCATCATCCATGTCTGTAATAGTAAGAATTGCTATGTCTGTATAAAATGTTACTGTGCCACAAATACCTACCTCATTACAAATCTCTTGAATAGTAGGTAAGAAATCACCTAACTCAAAATACTTGTATCCCGCAAACTTATTATGACCAGACTTTTTAAGGTCTGCTGTTTGTAACTTTAATCTTGCTTTCATTAATTTACTGTGTATGCTCATCTTTTTCTCCCCTGTTACATAATTTAACGTCTCTAATACTTCCTTCTGGTGTTGTTCCATCATTACTTGATCGTAATGTTGTTGTTGACTCATTTGCTTTCTCCCATTTGTCGTTATCTTCTTTAAGTTCTTTTACAAGATCAGCAAGAATAACTGATATATGTTTTAAAGAATGTGCCATAAAAAATATCCCCAAAATATTACTAAAAACCACTTTACCACAAAATAGAACTTTTGTGTAAACTTTTTTTGTAGTCTGTCATTAGTGATAATTCTCATAAGTCTATCTAAATCCATGTCTACTCCTAAACTTGAAAACACACTATACTCCTAGTTTAATAAATTGTCAAGACATTAATTATAATCTTTGTTTGACCAATTATTTAAATCATCAGAGTCAAGTTTATAAATGATTGACCCATTATTTGTTTCTTTGCAAGGCACAACATCATTTATTTCAACTAAATTTAAAAACTTATCTTTATTTATTTCTTTGTTATCTAAATAAAATTTATTCATTATTATCTCCTTTTGAAAAATGGGGGATTGCTCCCCCACTTAATTTTTAAACTATTGCATTTATATAACTAATTTTAGATTCATCACTCGAACCTAAATATACTTTATCTTTGACTTGAGGAACATAATTATTTATTTTATATTCTGCATCGTCAGGAAGAGGTAAGTAAAATAAAGCGTATGGTTGTTTAAATGAATCCATAGTCTTAATTAACTTCCTTATGTCTTTATTAGTTCTCCACTCCATAGCAGACGAAGCAAAGAAGTGAAAGTCATTATCTTTCATTTTGTATTCTCCATAGTTGTTATAGAACATTTAATACTTGTAAGATAATTTATCCTACAAGTTCATTATAGATATTAATTGTAAATAAATTGTTTTTAAATTGTAATATTTTGTAATAAATTGTTTCTAAATTGTAACAATTTAATCATAAGGCATTTATCCAACTTTTCTATTTGACAAGATTTGACAACTATGTTATAGTCGCTATTCATTTCAATAAGGAGATTTAAATGAACTTTACAGAGGCTGTAGCACACTTTAATAACTCAAGACGTAAGATGGCATATGCTTTAGATATATCTATTCAAGCTATTCAATATTGGGCTAAAGACCCAGCAAAAGATATTCCAAAGAAGCGTGTAGAACAAATTGAAGAGATTTTAGTTAAGCGTAGACAATCTGAAACTATTCCTCAAGGAGAATAGTATGATGCCTAGAAACTGGAAAAAATTTCAGCATTATAACAATAGGTGTCCACCTTGGATTAAAGTGCATAACGATCTATTAAAGAACCCAGATTGGTTTGCATTAAAAGATAGTAAAAGTGCTTGGGTTTTAATAAATGTTTGGTTGATTGCATCAGAAGATGTTGATGGAAATTTACCAGATAGCAGAACGCTAGCATTTCGCTTGCAAATGTCAGAAGATGAATTGAATAAACATTTATCTGTATTAAATCAATGGCTTATTGACAATGATAGCATCATGCTAGCATCGTGCAAGCAAAGTGGGGTTACAGAGACAGAGACAGAGAGAGAGACAGATATACATGTCAGTAGATTTAATGATTTTTGGAAAGAGTATCCAAGTAATAGAAAAGTAGGTCGTAAGCCATGTGAAACAAAATGGAAGAGAAACGGTTTAGATAAAATTGCAGATAAGATCATTACCCATGTTAAAGAGATGAGTAAAACTAAATCATGGATAGAAGGATTTAATCCTTCACCACTAACATACATTAATCAAGAAAGATGGGAAGATGAATTGCAAAAAGTTAGGAATCCGTGGGATGGTGCTAAATGAATATAGGTGACGCATTAGAAAAATTAACAGTTAATAAGGAAATTATAAATGAATATTATAAAGGTGAACATGCAAATGCAGAATTTCTTGTTAAGAGTACGGATGTTTTTACTGACTCGGTGGTTCGATATTTTAATTCTGAAATACA